CAACCTTCTATGTCAGAATGTTTAAAAGGTAAAAGGATTGCAGACAGACAGTTAAAATCTGGTGGTAATGTTAGATATCAATGTTTAAAATCTGATGCAGAAATTGAAATATATATGGATAAAAAACATATAAAGAAATTAATATTAAAATAATTTATGAGTATTAAAAATGGTAGATTGGTTAATAGACAAAATAGGAAGAATATCAAGATCTATATTCCATTGGACTTGGAGGGTACAAGTACACAGAAAGTACTACAAGAAAAGAAAATAGAGAATGGTTAAGTTTATGTTGATTTTGCAAATGTGTACCGTTGGTATCTGTACTAATCCTGTGTCTGATAATCTACACTACAATTCCTTTAAAGAATGTGCTATAAATGGCTATAATAGAAGTATAGATTTTATGAATACTATTGATGAAAATACAGGAAATATACAAAAACCTATTGTAAGGTTTTGGTGTAAAGAAGTAGAGGTTTCTAATGCCTAAAAAAAAGGTAGTTAAAAGAACTTCTATATCTCATAGTATGATTGCATACAAATTAGATGAGATAAAAGATCTAGTACATAAAAACTCTAAAGACATAGAACAATTAAAACAACAAGTAGCAATGGGTAAAGGTGGTATAAAAGCTGTCTTTGTTATTGGTGCATTGATTGCTATGTTCTTTACAATTATTAAAGATTATAAATTTTGGGGGTAAACTATGTGGTTAAGCGCAGTTAAATTAGCATTTCAAGCAGGTTCTCATATCTATAAAAATAGACAAAAAACTAAAATGCTTATGGCAGATGCTCAAATGCATCATGCAGAGAAGATGGCAAAAGGTGAAGCAGAGTATCAAGGTAAATTATTAGAAGCAAGACAATCAGACTGGAAAGACGAATTCATACTCATACTGTTGTCTGTGCCTATCGTTATGTTAGGTTTCGCAGTATGGTCAGACGACCCGACGCATATGGAAAAGATGCAACTATTCTTTAAATACTTTTCTGAACTTCCATTTTGGTATCAGACAATTTTCGTGGGAGTAATAGCGAGTGTGTATGGACTTAAAGCAACAGATCTAATAAAAAGGAAATAACATGGCAGGATATCACACAACCAAAAGCGGAAAGAAAGCAAAGAAAGGTTTGTACTACTATATGAATAGAGCCAAAAAGAGAGGTACGTCAAATCCTAAATCTAAATCAACTGTATCAGATGAAAGTTATGCAAACATGAAAGCTGGTTTCCCTAAATTTGGTACTAAAAAATCTAGAGCATAATGGGTTATAGTAAGGAACATAAAAATCCTAGCGGTGGTCTTAATGAAAGAGGCCGTCAATTCTTTAAAAGAACAGAAGGATCTAATCTAAAAAAACCTTTATCGTCTGGTAAGAATGGCCGTAGGATATCGTTTGCGGCTCGTTTCGGGGGCATGGATGGCCCTATGAAAGATAAGAAGGGCAACCCTACCAGATTAGCTCTAGCGTTAAAAAAATGGGGGTTTGCTAGTAAAGAAGCGGCAAGAAACTTTGCCAATAAAAATAAGGCGTAATTATGAATATAGATGAACTAAAAGAACGTATAAAAAAACACGAAGGTTTTGTACCTACAATGTATAAAGATAGTCTAGGTTTTGCCACAATCGGATATGGCCACCTAGTAACAAAAGACGACCCTTACGTAGAGGGTAAAGAATATACTAAAGAAGAACTAGAAGAACAATTTGATAAAGATTTTGCAGAAGCAAAGAAAAATGCAGACATACTTATACTACATGATAACGGTATAACAGATCTAGTTGATGATGCTAAATGTGTTCTAATTGAGATGGTGTTCCAACTAGGTATTGGTGGAGTATCTAAATTTAAAAAGATGTGGGAGGCATTAAAGAAACAAGATTATGGTGAGGCCTCTTTTCAAATGATGGATAGCCGTTGGGCTAAACAAACTCCTTCACGTGCTAAATCTCTTTCAGAAGTTATGAGAAGTTGCAAAGCATAACTATTTCCTGTATAGATTGTATGTGCTTATATTTGAAGAAATAATAATAAACGCTGAAAAGAAAAACGAAGTACCTATAATTAAAGAGGTACATATTAAGAATGGCGTTGTAAGTTTTGTAGATCCAAAAGATAAAATCAAAAACCTAGAGGAGTATATTGACGGTTCACCCGCTATCAATTATGACCCACAAACGAATATTAGTTATTAGTGATCTTCATATTCCGTATCATCATCAAGACGCTTTTGAATTTTTACGTGAGATTAAAAAGGAATATCAGCCAGACTTCGTGGTTAATATTGGTGACTTACTTGATTTCCACGCTATATCTATGCATACTCACGATCCAGACTTATACTCTGCTGGTGACGAATTAAAGGTAGCACGTAAACATATAAGAGAATTAGAAAGCATCTATCCTAAAATGATAGAAGTAGAAAGTAATCATAGTAGTTTAGTATATAGACGTGCATTAAAGTTTGGTATGTCAAAAGAATTCTTAAAAGATTACGGTGACTTTCTTGGTACAAAAAAATGGAAATGGATAGATGATTTAACTATTACAATGTCAAACGGACAAAGATGTTTCTTTACACACGGTAGATCTGCAGATGTATTAAAGGTATCACAGACAATGGGTATGTCAGCAGTACAAGGCCATTACCATACAAAGTTTCTTATATCATGGTGGGCCAATCCAGATAATCTATTTTTTGGTATGAACGTAGGATGCCTCATAAATCAAAAGTCACTTGCTTTTCATTACGCAAAAAATTTTAAGACTAGATTTATACTAGGTTGTGGAATTATAATAGATGGTATCCCAAGATTATTACCACTTGTATTAAATGATAAAGGCCGTTGGATTAA